AGGGAGTGCGCCCAAATTGCTAAAATCATCATATAGATAATAAGCTGTTATTCTATATTTTGCACCAGCAACCAAAGTCCCTGTCGTTAAACTAGTACCAACATAGTCTATCCCAACATTACTAGGATCTGCCACAATTATAAAATCATCACTAGTATAAGCATTCCCGCCAGTTTCTATCGAATGACCTGTTACAATACCGTTAGCATTGGTAGTCACTTTCATAGTCAATCCTGTTCCACCGCCAATACCAAAAGCAGAAACAGTCGAAATATGTGTTGCAGGAACAGGAACAGCAGATTGATTTATCGTCCAAGTATCTGGTTGATAATATGGGGTAGTTTGGTCAAAAGAAAGAATACTTCCACCAATAAGACTGCCACTTGTTTGCATAGTTCCATATAAACTTCCTTCATTTAATAGTTCAGCAGTCAAAACTGGCCCACGCAATTTACTAACTCTTGCTTCTGCGCTTACATCTGCTACATCCACAAGTTTATCAAACCTTACCACATTTGCCCTATATTGCACATCGGTTGCAGTAGATCCAGCAGAAGTGGCACTCAATCTAACCACACTAGCACCATATTCAATATCAGTGCTTTGATCTGTATTGAATGTACCTGTTATTTCCTCTAACCACATTCTCTCGATACCATTAACTGTTTCTACAGCAAGAATCTTGGCCGTTGCTTCTGCTGTACCAGAAGTTGTAAATGTATCCAATCCAACATCATCAGGCCACTGACTTATCTTAGCACCCGATACAAACAGACTTCCAATCTTGTCATAGACTTCTGCATATGTATTTGCAAATACAACCTTATCACCCACCACATAGTTACTATCACCATCAGATGTCTTATCTATATCTTCTATTTTTCCTTTTTTAAGATCCTTAATAGCAATTTCCGATCCAGTTGTACTAGAAAGTGCAACGGAGTCATCTGGATAATATCCTGTTCCATTATTTGTAAACGATATACCTTGTATACTTGGAAAAATCTTGGCCCGTAGTTGGGTAGTTGTTCCTGTTTTGTCAACAGAATATCCATCTGTGGTCTGTGCTTCTATTTCCTCATTAGCCACAAATGTTCCATCCATCGTATCCTCATCAAGAAAGAAATCTGCAACGAAATCAGTTCCAATCCCAAAGTAATCAATATCAGCAATTACAGCCTTTGCTCCCGATGTTGCACCAACAGCATAATAACCTTTCCACTGATCAAAATCATCATCGGTAACTGCATAGGCAGAACCTATTTCTTGAACTCGTATTGCTTTGTTTTTCTCGTATGAAGAATCTGATGGGTTGAAAACATAATCTCTTGGATAAAATATGCTAATATTCTTGTCATATAAAATCTTGAATATCAAATACAAAGAATGCTCTGAACCTCTTATACGATACAGTTCCTTCGCACGTTTGACCAACTTTCTTCTATCTGCTTTAGCATTCAAAGGAATATCATCAACATATTCTGATCGAATATACCTTAGTAATGTATCTGTCGTATTATCAACATCCCTAAAACTTTGTAGCCTAACCAACCTGTCATATGGATTTCCAGTTTCTTGCATCATTCCATTTATTTTATAATCCTTGTAGGAATCTATCGAATCCAATGCAAAATCATTTACAGAAGCATCATAAGAAGTTTCCAACCATTCATAATAGAGCTCTATGAACCTCCCAAACGTAGATATATCCTTACCCGAAACTACGTCATTTGTTAAATCCAGAAAGAGAGGTAGTTGTGGTTGTATAAAAGGTGATATTTTTTTGGTTATCTGATCTTTATGTAACATCTTCCACCATTGTTACCGATATGTCTGCGTCAAATATAGTAAGCACTTGACCTGTGGCTGGTTTTACATCAGTTTCATCTACATCAGCTGTAATATATATGTAATTCAAACCAGATGTAATTTTTGAAACGTTTAGTCCATCTAATGTGACTTTTCCTGTAGTGTAATCAACGGTTCCCACATAATATTTGACAACAACTCCAGTAGAATCAACAACATTGATATTCCCTGTCGAATCATCGACAAATTTTGAATCCAGATATGTAGTGCAAATATCAAACACATCAGAAGTCAACGAACCTTTGATTAACGCATTGCTGAACTTCAGCGCATCATTTCCAGAATACCCCTTCAGTGTTCCTATTGGGGGCTTGATTCTCTTTTTGAGTTTTATCTTGGTAACATTACTTCGTATTGAATCATCGGATGCATCGATCAACCGTGTTATAGTCGAATGTCGGAATGCAGCCTCAAATATACTCAATGTATCCGTGTTATAACTTTTGATAACATCAAACGCACCATTTTTTATGGTATCTTCAGTATTAAGCGCAATACTGGAATTATAACTCACCGTAGTGTCTGTAGTCATAAAAGTATAATCAGGATCAACCACAACAGGCACAATAGAAAGAACTTTATACTTTTTTAGTATGGTTTGTACATCATTTTTTGCTACGGCAGTCAACGTAAGACCTGTAACTGGTTTTATGGCAATATACACCTTACCAAAATCAGGTGGATCGTTATCCTCACCACCCCAAGTAATCACAGAGCTGGCATTTGCGTACTTATTCAACACAATTGTTTTGTAATCATTGACCGTAACTGCTCTATCTTGACTCTTGAATGATTTTGGCGCATTATATTTAATAGAATCCAGACTTTCTGCATTTGTCACACCACCAGTTGCCGTTGTTGTAACCGCAACAGCAGATGTCGCCGTTCCATTTCCCCCTGCTTCTGGTCTAACATATGTTATATCATCTGCAATTGTAAATTTAGGTTCTGCTGTCGTATCACCAGTACCTGCGCCGTTTGCTTCCGCACCCTTAACAGAAAAATATTCTAAAGTAATCACATTTCCTTCGGATAAGTTTGCGCCCAAGATGCCGTCACCAAAATACACTTCATATTTCCCGTCATCGACTTCTTGCAAAAAATAAACCTTAGATTCATTAGTTATCGACATTATATTATCATACAATGCATATGTATCTTGTGTTGCAGAAGATGAATCTTGCTTTATTTTTACTACCAACGTGTTTGTGTCTAAACCAGAAACAGGAACTATGTACTTTTCTTCCATACCACTTGCACCAACAATATAATCAAGAGTTCCATATTTCCCCTCTTTGACCGTTATTCCTGTTTTTGTGAATATTCTCGGTGAAGCTGATGTTGGTGTATACGAATCCAGTGTGGTTTCCACCAACGTGTAGAAGTTATAAGATTTGTCTATAATTGTTGTGGTGAATTTTGTATATTGTGGAATTGTTATTGTTGCAGGGAGATCATCCGCATCCGCTTCAGTTGCCGTTAAAGTAACTGTAACAACCGCTTCTGCTCCAGCAGATGATTTAGTCACATACCCAAGATGTTTAGCAATTGAGGCAGCTGACGACCTTTGTGAAACACTATCCAAAAACATTTCATTGGCCACCATGTTCAAATAATACGACATATAATGTGTATTATAAGAAAGAATATCCATCAAAATAGACAAACCCGAACCTTCAAAATCATAATCTGCAAATTCAGTTTGCCCTTTCAAAAAAGCGGTCAAATTCGTTTTTATCGTATCGAAATCTAATTCTGTTATTCTTAGTTTACTATTTTGCATTTTATCTCAACCGTTCTATGAAAAATTCTACCGTTATCGGATCTGGCTCGTTTATCAACCTAAAAACAATGTTTATGTCATAAAGATTCTCATCTGGGTTCCCCTCTACATCAACAGAAAGAAGGAGAACTCTCGGTTCATATGTATTTATAACATCTTCTATCGTAGTCTTTATGTTCACTGTTGTATCAATTGATATAGGATCAAACAAATAGGAATAGATATGTGATCCAATTTCTGGATGAAATGGTTTTTCACCCTTCCTCGTTAAAACTAAATTCTTTACACTCTGCTTTATAGAATTATCACCCTTTTTGATCAGAACATCTTTAGTAAAGGGGTGACTTCTGAAATTCAAATCCAAATCGGTATATTTTCTGGATTGGAATTTTAAATCTTCTCGTACCGTTTGAAATGCTTGCATATTATTCTCCGACTAAAACTGTTTTATCTACCCCTGCTATAATTGAAGATGCACAAATAACCTTTGAGCCTAATCTGGCACAAGGAACACCATTGACAATAACTGATCTGCTACCATCCTTAGTAAACGGTAAAGGCCCACCA